ACATGACACAGGATAAAAATCAGCCTTCCGACTGGGCAAAGGATGTCTGGGAATGGGCAAAGAAGGAAGGATTATTGGACGGCACCAGGCCAAAAGATCCTCTGACCCGGGAAGAATTTGCTGTTGTGTTGAAAAGGCTGGTTGAGAAAAAATGAAGTTTTCCAAGGTAATTGTATCACTGGTAATAGCACTCAACATTATCTTTACGGTTGCGGTGCTTTTTATTTTTTATCGTGTTGGGACTGAGCCAACAGCATTAATTACCGCTTGGTTTGGTTTTACCACTGGTGAGTTGTGGTTCCTAGCCGGAATTCGTAAAAAAAAAATGGAGAGTGACATTCATGAATGAGTGGAAAAGAAAGCTGACTTCCAGAAAGTTTTGGGTCGCCGTGGCTAGCGCGGCATTTATTATTTTAAGCGAAGGTCTTGGCTTTAATGTTGACCAGGAACTATATTGGAAAATTGTCACTATTGCATTAGGATATATCTTTGGAGAAGCTGTTGTTGACATTGCCAGATCAAAGAACACCCCCGGTTGATGCCGGGGGATTTTTTATTATAACATACAAAAACATTTTTGGTGCGGAAGAGGGGATTTGAACCCCTACGAACCTTCGTTCACTACCCCCTCAAAGTAGCGTGTCTGCCTGTTCCACCACTTCCGCAGATTTAAGCAATTTGTTTATTAAATGATGCAAATTGATTGATAATGTCAATCACAGAATAGTCATACGCACAAGTGTCTAACGACTCTGTGAAAGTATTATTTAACAACAAATGATGTTTAAATGGCATATTTAATATAATTTCTATATCTAACATACCGTTTTCATCTTCTGCTATTAAGATTTTGCTTATTAACATTTGCAGATGTGCATTTGAAAGTTTTTTATCGTTTATTATATTGTTTAACATATCTATACTATGTTGAATACCTAATTTTGCATTATCATTTATTTGTTTCATTTCTTGTAAGGTTTTAATTTGTTCATTTAGTAATTCAATCTCTTTTTCATTATCTTTAATTAATTCCATAAACAACTCTTCATTGATTATTTTCTTTGCCAATTGTTTTGCGTATTCTTTTGCTTCATTTTTTAACTCGATAATATTAAGTTTTAATTCTTCAATTTTTTTTGAGTAATCTCTTTTTTTGTAATTCCATTCTTTAATAAAAACATCAATTTTACTGAGATTATCCTCAGCAACTTCTTTTAATCTAATTAGATATTGATAAATCTTATCGTCTAATTCTATTTCATTTATTCTATGTGAAGAACATACATTTTTACCGAATCTATGATACCCATTACAAACATATTCAACATAATTATTTCTTTTTTTAGCAACAAAACTTGCTCCGCAATTTTTACATTTTAATAATCCTGCATACCTATGGATTTTACTATTACATGATGCTCTAATATTATTATTTGTCCTGTTTTCTCTTATTTTTTGTGCTAAAACCCATGTTTCTTTATTTATTATTGGAGGATAGAAATTTTCATGGATGATATGTTCTTCTTCTGGTAAGTCCTTCTTGTATTTGTATATTACAGAACGAGTTGAAACACCACAACGTAATACCCCTATATAAGCATCGTTGCTTACTATTCTTTGTATTGTTCTATCACTCCACAATTTACCTATCCATTCTTTTCCTGGATGATAAGTTTTATTGTATATTTTTTTATGATACCATGCAGGAGTATTAATTTTATGTTCGTTTAAATATTGAGCTATTTTTTTACTGCCATACCCATCAATATATAATTTATAAATTAATCTTACTATATTTGCACATTCTTCAAATATTTCAATTTGTTTTGTAGTTGTGTTTTTTATATATCCAAAAGGTGGAATAATAACGAATCCATCTTTTTGTTTTTGTTTAAATCCTGCTCTTATTTTACGACTTATGTCTTTAGCATATTGTTCATTAAGAATTTGCTTAAATCCTATTAGAATATCGTCATTTTCATTTAAACTATCAATATTTTCAGTTACAGAAATAAGCTTTACATTGTTTTCTCTTAAATATTCTAAAAATAATGCTGAATATGCTTTATGTCTACCTATTCTACTTAAATCTTTGACAAGTATAATATCTACTTTTTTAAGTTCTATTATTTCTTTTAATTTATTTAATCCTTCTCTATCAAATGTCATTCCTGATATATTATCATCTTCAAATATTTCAATTATTTTGTAGTTTTTAGATTTAGCATAATCAAGCAGTATTTGCTTTTGATTGGTTAATGAATTTTTTTCACCATCTTCATCTCTGGATAATCTTACATATCCATAAACCCTTTGTTCGTCCATAAAATTCCTCCTATGGTATAAAAAATATTCACAAAATAGAATTATACATTTTCTACTCTGTGAATATTATATGTTATATACATTTTTTAATCAATTATTTTATTTTCTTTGGCATAATCAATTATAGTTTTATACAAAAAATCATCTAAGTTTTTTTCTGTGCCATTATATATGTATGTGACACTTTTTATTTTGCTGTTTTTATCTGTGTTTTTAAAAACTTCTTTATATACACCATTTTGTGATTCTATTTTTATCAATTCTAATATATTGCCCACTCCTTTAAAATTTAGACCGTTAATATAAAAACATATTTGCCAACACTTCAACCACTTCATCCTCATTCTTACATAGGTGACTAATACCATACATTATATGAGGACTCCAGTGTTTCTTTTTCCCTATTGCTATAATAGGAATTTTCCTTTTTTCACTCGCATAAGTTAACTCCCATATAGTACCTGGTGAATAGTCTATTGCGTCTAAATTTACAATAAGAACATCTGCTTTATCAAGAAAGTGTCTATTCTGGTCTACACATAATTTGTAATAATACGTATGATTTATTTCTTTTGCATATGTAATAACTGGATTATATACTTTTATATTATTATCTTCACACCAACTCTGTATTTTTTCACGCCATTTTAACGCTTTGTCAAACTGATTTTTATTTTTATAATAAGTCAATGCTCCTGCAAGATATATAAACATATTATTTTTCCTCGCTTTCTAATTCAATAAGTGTCATGATGGTATAATTCGCTAAATCCATTAATGTATCTTTTATACTTTCATCTTTGACTTGTCTTTCACTTTCTGGTTTATTACACAAGTTTTCAAGTCGATGATATTTGTCTCCTATTCTTGTAACAGCAGATATAATGCCTAATTTTTTGTACATTTCACTAAACGAATTACCATAGTCCCTATTTTTGGCTTGGTAAATTTGATTTAGTTTTTCACATATTTTTTTGTGTTTTTCAATTCTTGTTTGATTATTATTTGTTTCATTTCCCCATTTTAACATAAAATAAAACCTCCATTTTATATTAATATTTATTTTGTTTCCAATGATACCATCCGTATATGTTTAAACATTCATAAAAGCAAAACATGATTAATTGTGCCGTATTATGAGTTATCAACGCATATAATATCCAAACAGCAGTTCCAAAAGTCCATATCTGCATTCCCCATAGTTTCTTTTTAATTACTCCAATATTACCAATTATACTTCCTATTGTTGCTATCCATGATAATAAAGTTAGCATATTACACCTCAATTCCAGTTAATTCTTTAAAGTATGGTAATTGCAGAATCCAATCGCAAAAATATCGCCACTGAGAAAGACGGTGTTGTTGTCTTTGCTTATACATATTTAACAACGTTTGGTAATTTGTACATACTGTACGTTTCTGCAAAAAACCTTCAGGCAATACATTTTTACATGCTATAAGATAATTGTGTTTTTCTTCTACATCATCGGTTTGCTGATATAAGTCAATATATGTATTTATTTTTTCAATCAAATAAGCAGGAATGTTGTCTATTTCAAAGTCTTGTTCTGATATATGTTTTTTCATTAAAGTATGCATTGTACTACAACTTACATTTTCTTTATGTTTATAGGTATCAAATTCAATGTAGAAAAACCTCGGAGCAGTAATATCAAACCAAACTTGAATAAGACGCAAGTGTTTACAATGTTCTGTTCCTGCTTTGGTTAGTTTTTGTGATAATTCTGCGTCTTTTATACCCAATACAAATTTTTCTATATTACTTTCATAAATGTGTGGTGTTGGTTGATTGAAACAATTTTTTAATAAAAAACTATCACTTTTAGCATGTGAATTTAAGGGGTTTCTCATTGCACGTATAGCAGCTTCAAAACCAAATACTTGTGTGTTTTCAATTTTCATATAATCATCCTTTCAATAATTCTTTATTTTTTTAATTCTTGAAATGTTTTTTCTTCATTATTCTCATATAATAGCATAATTTCTTTATAGTCTTTCTTAATCATATCTCCTATAACTTTTGCAAAACAATCTATAATTTTTTGTTCATACATAATGGTTCTCCTATTAATAGGACTTTTATAACTCATATTACCTCCTTAATTTTATATTATTATTTTAATTTATAAATGAAATAGTTGTTTTATTTAATTTCCTTTCCATTATCTAACAAGCATATAATATGTCTACTAAATAGTGGTTAAACCAATTTAATTTTTGCACAATATTATCTCTTAAAATTATCCTTTATTATTCCTCTTACTTCATTATAGTTTAGTTTATACTTTTCGCATATTTCAAATATTGCATTATATATGTTTATATATCTATTTTTATAGTCTTTCAATTGTCTTTCTAATTGAGAAATTTTTCTTTTTAATCTATTAATATAATCACTATCACAGGTGTTGATAAATTTTTCGTTCTCTCTACTTAGTGACCTTATCAAACTATCTTTTAATATTTGTTCATCTATTCCTAAAGGTTGTTTTTTTGCTCTTTTTATTAATTCATTTCCATTAACATAAACGCCTATATGAGCAGGAATTTCATTTTTGACTTCTTCATAAAGTTCTTTCGGCATTACATAATAATTATAATGTCCAACAAATGTAGTGTGTGCCTTACTATAAAAATCTGCTTTTGATATTTTAATTTCATAACATCTCCAAATTCCTTTGGTATCATAAGTTATATAATCAACTCTTTCATTACCAAACCAACCTATAGTAACTTCAAAACATCCAAATACTCCTTGTTTAATGGTTTTATTCCATATTCGTTTTTCAAGTTCAATAGTTAATTCTGTTTTTGCTATTTTCATCACCTCTTTTCTTTAAAAATAGTACAATAATGTTGAAATTTAAACAACAATGAGCAAAAATTAAAACATACTAATATTCTAAATAAAACCATTAATTCATTCAAACTTTACGTTTGATTTTATAGTATCTCTACTAATATAAGCTTAACTACAGGTGTTGAATTAAAACCTTTCAAATAATTTTTATATTAATAATTTTTTAACACAACACTAAATTCACTTATTTTATCTAATTGTGACGTAATAATTATATTTTCTATTTTCATATTGTCATATATCCAATTTTCTTCAATATGTTCTTCCATGTCAGTTATTAATATGAAATTCTGAATTATTTGTTTAACCTTATTACCCTTTCTAAAGAGATGCAATAGTTCATTAGATATACTGGCTTCATTAATTATTATTTCTGTTGTTTCATCGCAATTGTATGTGATTACTTCACTACGTACTGTGTCAAGAAGGATTTCTTTATCATCATCAAATATAAATGTCCAATTAGATACTCCGTTTTTAAATTTTTTATTCATATACAATCTCCTTTCAATCAAATCTTCTTATCTAACAATTGCTATTTTCATATTTATCATAGTATCAATTTTTAAAATATCCATATCCTACAACAATACAATTCCAATCATAACCTCACCTCCCATAACTTCCATAGTATAAGCAGGACGATAATTCAAAATAGCAACGTCTATATGGTCTTTACTCCACAAATCTCCTTGTCTATTTAACAATATACAAATTAATGTTTTTATAGTGTAAAACCATCTTTGTAGTCTGTTTATAGAATAATCATATTCAGGCTTACAACGTTGCTTTATTATTTCTATAATTTTTTGAAAACTTATTTTAATCACCTTCTCAATCAAATCTTTCTTTTAAATAAATTTCTCTTTGATTCACTTTTTACCTTTAAACACTACAACCATACTTGGAAATGGAGCAGGAGATAATTTATATTCTCCATTTTCATTCCAAGAAGGTAACAATCTATTAACAAATTTTAATCTACCTTTTAAAAATCTTATTTCTACATTAGGATTATTATATATGTATTTGTGAAACCATGATGTATCTGTACGTGCTGGTATTAACATTACCACAGTAACACCTTTTAAATTTTCTTTATAGCATTTTTCAACCCATTTACCTATTGCTTTACCGTAAGGAGGATTGCAAAATACCGTTTCACACGTCCAGTCTTTACTTAGTCCATCATCTTCTTTAGTATAATATTTATCACATTTATGATTTTCATGTGTAGCACATGGGTCTAGTGTAAAATGAAATTCTTCATTAAGTTTGTCAAATAAATCTTGCGGTGTTTCCCATTCGTCTGATTTACTACTAAACATTAATTCAGTATTCATCGTCTCTCCCCTTTTTTATCTAAGAAAAGAGCAAGAAGTCCCCCCTCTTTAAGTGGGAGATGAATTGCTAACAAAATCTTTTAGAATTTTAATAACTAGGTTGTTAAAACTTCTATTGTCCTGCTTAGCTATTTTCTCTAGCTCTTTCTTAAGGTCCTTGGGTATTGTGATAATTGTCCTCACTTTGTCTTGTGATATAGCCATACTATCACCACCATAATTATTATATCATAGTGTTATCACCTTGTCAACTATATGTTATGCAGAAATTTTTCTGGTAGAATAGTATCTTGTACTATAACTAAAACAAATACAGATAAATATTTCATATTTTATCAAGTGATTTAGCAAACATTAGCCTTCATCCCAACGGCTAAAGTCGTGGGCTTTCGGCTAAGTTTTCTGTAACTCTCTTGATGCGGTTGTTCTATATCCTTCTTATAGGAACCTCATCCATTATACATGTGAGTAATGCCTCCTTCATGAAATCTGTGCTGCAATGAGGACATAGCTTCGGTCTTTCGAGGCTATATATTACTTTTTTGCACACCCCACACCTGTATTCTATATATCGCGGAAGTGCTGCGAATTTCCTTTCAAACATATATATTACCTCCTACTTGTTGTTGGGCAGCTTTAATA